ACACGCAAAGGTGGCTGATGTGGAACTGATGAAGTCTGGTGAGGTGAACAAGAATATCGAGTTCTCTTTGGCAAAGGTGCAGGGCTTCCTGAACGTCATCAACAAGACCGTTCCCAATGGAATGCTCAAGGCTTACCATACGGACGTTATTGGACGTTACGCTACTGTGCTTGACGAGTCACAGTATCACGTAATCGTTGACATTACAAAGACTGCATAGGTATAGTTTGTTTTTCATAAGTAATTGGTTTAAGTTTAGAGTAGATTGAAGCAATGACGGTATTAGAATGGCTTGAAGCATCCACGACATACACTCGTTTTGACGAGCGGAATCTTGTCAAGATAGCATTAGACAGGGATTGCAATCCTGATGATGATGTTTATGGCGAGAATGTGACAAAGCGTGACAGGGAACTGATGACGGCTGACATCATATTCGCTGCCGTACTTCTAAGCCCGTCTAATACTTCGTCATTGCAGCAATCACACAATGGTTATCAGAAAACCGTTGGCTCTGAACAAGACTTTTACCAAGATGAGAAAATCAAGTATGCCATACGCATATACAAGATGTACGACGATGAAAGGGCTGAGATATTAGAGGGCATACAGAAGAAGATTAGGTTCATACCGATTGAAGACGTTGACAAGCTATGACAAGGGAGGAGATTCTTGAATACCCATACCAAGGCACTATAACCAGAACCATTGAAGGGCATGGTGACGAGGACGATACAGAGGTTACTTTGTATGAGGGTGTGATGGATGAACACATGGTTACGGATGACGAGGGTCGTGTACTCCAGACATCATCCTACATCATTTCAATCCCGCTAACACAAAGCAGCGACGGCAGCTATATTATTCCAAGAAGCGGCGATGTAATATCGCTTGTAAGATACGGCGAGCCTTTAAGATTTGTTGTTGAAAATGCAGAGCCATCACAGATTGGCGGTGTGAGTATCTATGTGACACGTAAGAGTTGGGATTAGTATATGAAAGAGTCCAAGGTTATATTCGACACAAAGAAACTTGCAGCAGAGATGATGAAGAAACTTTCTGCCGAGCAGACCAACAGACTTATTGATTATGCAAAGAACGAAATTCAGAGACTTGGAAATATGATTGCATCATACAGCGGTGCAAACGGACTTGACAGGACTGGAAATCTACTCAACTCGCTTTGCTGGGGCGTTACATTTGACGGAGAAGTCAAAGGCAGTGGGTTCTATCGTGCGCCAAAGGTTGGTTCAAGAACTAACCGATGGGGGCAAGAACGTGGAATGGGCATAAAAGGTGGTACGGGTTCATATCTGCATGAGTATTTTAAAGACGACATGGAGCCCGTCTATGGGCGTTTGCTTGCAGAGGAATATATTAACAATGTGGAAGGGAAATCTGGCAAATGGACAGTATTCTTTGCTATTCTTGCACCATATTGGGGATATTGGGAAAGCGGATTCGTACAAATAAAAACTGGCAAACGTATGCAGTTCCAAGTGATGACTCATATCTTCGATGAAGTACGCAGGGACTTGAAACCAGCAAAGACGCACCTATCAGTATATGTACCAAAATATATATACAGAAGCAAAAAATGGGAGAAGAAGCTCAAGAAGCGTGTCGGTATTGTAAAAATCGGAAAAGAAAGGTGATGTTTTATGTTCAACGAGTCAAGAATTGCGATATACGAGTTCTTAAAGCCGATGTTTGAGGGTGTTACTCCAAACGTCTATTCAATGCGTGTTCCAACTGAAAACACAGACGATGACACCAAGAATGGTTTTATCGTCATTCAAGTTGGAAGCATAAACGACGAGTCGGAGTTCGGTCTTGACGCATTCGGATGGGTTCGCTGCTATGTAACCGCCTATGTTCCTCAGAAAAAACGTGGACGTTTGGATTCTGAAAAGTACGCAGAGTTTGAAGATGGCATCAATGCCGTTATAAGAACACTTGTACAAAATCCGCAAAACGAAAGTCCGTATTTTGTGCAATCAGACGGCATTCTTTCTATGGATGACGACGAAGACACGAATAAGGGTAATCAGTACAACGTTTTTGTAAAGTCTTTCATTGTTGTAACAAACAATCAAGAATAGGAATTTTTTAAAGTATAACAAATTAAAATTAGAAAGGGTAAAAAATTATGGCAAAGAAAACAACTTTGAAGCCGATTGGTCTTGGTTATCGCCCCGTCGGTTCTGCCGCAAGTGTTGAATACACAAAGTTCATGGGTGTTCTTCGTGGTCTTACCATTGCACAGGACGAGCCTGAGTCTACGGAGATTGAGGCAGAGTTCTATGACGCTCCGTTCGACATCTTCTATCAGGGTAATCCTGTTACCATGACGTTTGAGCTTGCAAACTACGCACTCAGTGAGCTGCCTCCCGTGTTCGGTGGTACTTACACCGCCGCTTCTGGCAACGACCCAGAGTCTTACGAAGGTGCTCCGTCTGCCTACACATCAGAGAAGGAGTGGAAGCTCGACTTTGGCCGTGGCTTCGGTTCGCTGGTCATCTACAAGGGCTTGACAGTCGGCACTCTCAAGAAGGATGCTGACGGTGCTCTGAACTACAGCGTGACAATCACCGCTCTGGTTTACACCGATAGCAGTCAAAACGACCACATGTACAAGATTATCGGCGATGCTGAGTAGTAAAACAAACATTTTGTTTTCGTGAACGTAGTTGGGGCGCGTAGACGGTGTTAGCACCAATGCGCACCCCTTTTCATACAAAATAGACACTAATTATGATTGCACAAGAATACAAGCTGTATAAGTCAAACAAGACAAGACATCTTGACAAGATGTTTGAAGAAGCTTGTTTTGTGTGGAATCATGCACTCGCACTACAAAAACGATATTATAAGATATTTGGAAAGTACGTTCCAGAAAACAAGATGCAAAAGCATTTTGAAAAGAGAATACAAAGAAATTTGTTGCATTCAGATACAGTAATAGAGTTATTGCAAAGACTGGATGCCGCTTATTCTCGTTTTTTTAATCATACATCAAAGCGCACACCAAAATTTAAGAAAAACAAAGATTTCTCTTCTATTGTATTCAAAAGAAGTGGAGGTTATTCTTTGAACGGAAATATTTTTACGGTCTACAAAATCGGCAAAAAATTCAAGTTTTGGTTAAGCAGGGATTATAACGGTAAAATCAAGAGACTTGTCGTTAAACGAAATCGCGTTGGTGAATTTTACATCATAGTTATTATTGACAAGCCAAGTTCTTCTATAGGAAAGTCACACAATGGTGCATCCGTAGGCATAGACTTTGGCCTCAAAACATACATGACACTAAGTGACGGTACAAAAATAAAAAACCCGCAATTTCTTAAAAACGAATTGCAAAAACTGAGAATAAAATCACACAAGTTATCAAAAAGCAAAGAAAGTTCAAATAACAGAAAAAGGAAAAGAGTAGAGCTTGCAAAGGCTTACGATAATATATCAAGCCGAAGGAACGATTTCCAATGGAAGTTGGCACATGAACTTTGCCGCAAGTACGACAAAATCTTTGTAGAAGATTTGAATCTAACTGGTATGTGCAAGTGCTGGGGAAGAAAAATGCAAGACCTTGCACATGCTGATTTTGTTTCCAAATTGGAGCATGTTGCAAAAAAATACGGTGTAATAGTTCATAAAATAGACCGTTTTTATCCTTCTTCAAAGACTTGCACTTGTGGATATGTAAACAAAGAGCTTAAACTTTCAGAAAGAAAATGGGTATGTCCTGATTGTGGAACACTCCATGATAGGGACGTATTGGCAGCAGAAAATATACTTCGTAGGGGCATCTACGAATTGGAGAGTGATGGTAAGACCTTGAAGCATTTTTCCAAAAGGCAGTCACGCTTGCATCCAACAATCTCAAAAGAGAGTATGCCAAGAAAACAAAAGATTTTGACAATTTAACACGTTCACGATATGAAAAAGAAAGAAAAGGAAGAGCCTAAAGCTGAGAACGAAATGTCTGATTTTTCCATAGAAATCAAGCGTGACATTGTAGACATCATCAATGATAGTCCGTCGTTGGTTTTGTTGGGCGAAAAGGAGTATGTCGTAAAGAATATGCGCTACTATTCCTTAAACCGCATTTGCAGGCTTGTTATGGATATGCGCAAAGCGGACGAAACGTTAGATACCGACCAAAAGGTTATAACGGCCTTATGTACCGATTTGGATGCGATGTGTGAGATAATGGCAATAGTATTGTGCAATCACAGGTTTACACCAGACGATATACATTCTTACGAGGATGTTGATGATGTGATGTCGCGCAACGACAAGATGGTTGCCATGATGAAAGCCAAGGTTATGAACAGTACGTTTGACACGAACCAGTGGGCAGCGATTATCCTTGGTGCGATTAAGTCAATTGATTTGAGTGGTTTTTTTTTACTCAAAAAATCGGTGAGTACGCTTACGGATTCACTTCTGATGCGGAAGAAGAAATCGGAGGAGACAGCATCACTGTTTACGGAAGCACTGTCATTGCAGACGCAAGCGACTTCCTCAGAGCCTTTACACAA